TATATTTGTTTCAGGTTGAATTACTCGACAATGACTTACTCCAGAAACAGAATGAATAATATCTGTAATTTTAGAACGATATAAAGTAATATCATTTCCAAATAATTTAGTTACTTCTGTTAATAAAGTAGCTGAAATGGCAGTTCTTAAGGATTCACTTGTTCCTGTATAAGATTCAGTTTTGACAATTTCCACTTCAATATCAAAAGGCATTGTATATTCAGGATAAATCCATCCATAAACAGAATAAACATATTTTTTATCTTCATCTGTAACATAAACAACATCATCCATTTTAGGAACTGTATAAATCCAATCACTTGACCCAACAGAATATTCTGCTATTTGGTTTGTTCTATCTTTCCATAATACACCTTCATTTCCATTAATAATATATCTATCACGATTTGATGGAGATGTTGGAATTGATGTTTGAGTTTTACTTTTAACGGCAACTTTATTCACAATATTCAATGTCATATTATTAATATTTCCAATAGTATTTGTAAATTTTAAATTGATAAAATCATTTAACATTCTTTTATCAATTAAATCCATTCCACTAATAATTTTTTGCATTACAGATAATTCAAATTCAGCAACAGTTGGGTCATCATCAGTCGGAGGGCTTTCTAATGCATCATAATATAATTTTTGAATTACCGGAATATCATAAATTGTAGATGACGTTGAATCTGTTGTAATATTTGATTTCATAAAATCGACTAAATCTTCTTTTATAATTAATGCATTTGAATATTTAACAACTTCATCACCTGAAGGATTTGAAATAATGAAATAATATGTAATTTCCCCCGTAGCAATTAATGATTGTCTAATTCTAGTAATAAAAGAATTCGAATCCCCAGTAACCAAATTTGTCATATTTATATAATCATTTTCATCCGTCGAATACATTATACATGAACATGCTGTTGTATCAGTTTCAGATGAAATATATTTTAATTCAAAATCAATATATGCTGTGGAATCAACGATAATTTTTTGAGAGGTTATTTCAGTTGCAATCATATCATATGTAATATTAGGATAATGAGTTGTCAAAGAAGGAGATTGAGATAATTGATTTATTACATAAGTATATGTAGCAGATTTATTATTTAAATCGATATCTTCAATATTAAATAAAGTATAAAATATTTCTCCGTCAATTGTAATTTCTGTCATTGATGGAATTCCATTTGTAACTTCACTCGCAGTTGGATAATATATTGCATTTCTTGTGGGAACAATTTCATTATTAAAAAATAAAGGAGTAAATAATTGAATTTCATTTACTTGAACATCAGATCTTTTTAATATTGGAATTATATTTCCAGTGCTTTGAATAATTGGTAATGTTGGAGCGATTGTAGCAATATTATCATAATCATTTTCAGATGTTAATCTATTTAATGCTGTAATGCTGGTAATTGAATTTTTTCTGATTTCTTCAAGAGTTTCTCCATCTGATCCTCCAGATGCTCGACTTGAATTATTCACTGTATATGAAATAGCTTTTGTTTGTGTATCATCAACAATATATAATTTATCTCCTGATGTTATTGACCCCGCAATGACATTTCCAATAAGTCCTTCTGTTATTTGCATATCAACTTCAATTATTGAAAATGAAGGTGGGCGCTTTCCAATTAAACCATTGCCAAAATAAAGTTTAATTCCATCATCTGATTTTTTAACAACATATCCTTTCTCATCATATTCTAATAAATATAAACTATGGACATCTTTACCATTTACTGTTGGGGGATTATATTCTGTTGGTGAAGTTTCTCCAGGTTCGGTTACATATACCGACATATTTGAAACTTGTTGTGATGTAACATCCCCATCAAATATAATTTCTTTTTCTAAGAATTTAAATGCTTCTGCGTCATTTTGAATATTATCATCTACTGTGAATTCTTCAGTTATCGTTTTATATTGTCGAGTTGGTAATAAAATACTACATGTTGGATTTCCAGGAGACGATGTAGTGTCAATATATGTTGGAATATTATATTTACCATTATCCTTTGTAATTATTGCTGAAACTGTATCATTATTTGTAACTGTGATCGTTGTTAAATAAAAAGTTGCAAATTCAATCGCTTCTGCATAAAATCTATGATTCTCAGGGATTGTAAAAGTAGGATCTCCATCAAATTCTAATGGAAAAGTTATTAATACATCACAGCTTGCATAACTCGCAGATTGAGGTCCATATCCTAAAAAAGATGATAAATTATATATTGCATCAGAAGATAAAGCTGTTGTCATAAAGAATTCACGAAATACAGAAATTTCATAAAATAATAAATTTGATGTAAGGGTTGACATCGTATCAATTAAAAAACTTAAAAAAGAAGATTTTGTTAAATCAACTCCTTCCAATTCTAAATATGTTTTCATATTAGAAATTATATTAGTTTTTATCGTATCTCTTGATAATGATATTGTATTTACTGTATCTGTCATTTTAATTCCTCAAAATTAAACAAAATAAAATCCACTATTTTGATTGAATAATTTAATATTTAAAGTTTCTGTTATCTTTTCATTCTTTTGTAATAATTTAGTTAAAAGAATTCCGTCAGATATTTCATATATATTTTTTGTATAATCAAAGAATACATATGAATTAGAAACTTGTTGATTTACTTGATCTGTCGTTACTGATTGTTCAGTTCTTAATTTTAATTTCCAAAAGGTTCTATTCGTGTTAGCAGATTTTTCAATTCCACTGACTGAAAAGACAGGAGTAATATTATCATCTGTCATTAAATAATCAGTTTCAAATTTTACAATATCATTAAAATATGGTTGAATTCCATATGATGATGGAATAACAATTTCAGCTTCATTATTTTTAATCAATCCAGTTTCAATCCCATCAAATTGAGTTTGAATTTCAGTTACAAAAAATATAGGTAATAAAACAAATCTATTCCAATGAACTCCTGACAATTCTCCAATTTTTTCATAATAACCTCCCATTGATTTTTGATCATCCCAAATAGTGGTATCTTCATTAATATTATAATATGTCACTAAAAATGAAATTGAATTCTTACTATAAACATCATAAATTAATTTTTGATATTCATGTATATAAAAATATAATTGTTGATAATTTTGCATAGTAATTTCTTCTTTTTTTATACTAAAGTTAAAAATGAACTTTGATCAAAGCGGTTTTTAATTATAGATCTTTTACCTTTATAAATAATATAAATTTCAACATATAATTGCTTCTCTTTAACATCACCGGAAACATCTATTTTTTCTATTCTTGCTCTATTATCATATCTCATTAATTTATATTTAATTTCATCTTTAAGATCATTTGCTGTAAAACTATCTAAAGGTTTAAATAAATATTGTTGTATTCCACATCCAAATTCAGGATCATGATCAACAGTCCCAACAGAAGTAGTCAAAATATTAAGCCATGAATTAACAATCGCATTAATACCTTTAATTATTTCAAAATCTCCAGAGACATTAATACGATGAAGATAATCAATAATATAAGATTGCTTTCCAGTGCTAACTTTAGAAAAACGATCTAACATATTTGGCATTGGATTAAATCTCCTTTATTTTTGATTCATTTGTTCTTTGATTTGTTTTTGTTTATCTTCTTCTAATTTAATTTTCCAATCTAAATAATTATAAAATCTTTCAACAGGCATATTAATAATCTCAGGATATGACTGCTTACTTAATTCCATACATGAAAAAATATTAAATTCAAGATTTTTTTTATAAGTATCAATGTTATCCGATTTGCACCATTCTAAAAAACTGACTAACTAAATCAATAGTCAGGTCCTCCTCATGTCCACAAAACGTACAACGAGATTTCATTTTTAAATCAACAGAAAAATCACCAAATTTTTCTTTATAAACTTCTTGGATTTTTCTTTTGTCTTTAGATGGTAATGTTTTAAATCCGTCCATAATATCTTCAAGAGTGTTATAAGAAGAAAGAATTTCACCATCTTCTCCAAACTCTTCAATTTTATCAATTAAAATACAATTTTCAACATACGCTAAACTTTCACCAGACAAATTAGGGGCGTATGCATTCATCGCGTCAAATTCTTCTTTTAATGAAGGTTGTTTAACATATACAACAATCTTAGAAAATATTTCTAAATTAGCAGGGAATGTTTTCTCCATTAATTTATCATCCGCTGAAAGTTTAATACTGAAAATATCCTTAGTGTTTGTCGTTATAGAATATGTTTTTTCACAACTTTCACATCCAACTTCATAATTTCTAATTTCCCCATATGTAATATGATACAATCCAAACAATATTGCTTGACGATCAATTACAGAAATCTTCTCAAGAAAATCAGAATAAGTTTGAATATCTTCAGGTCGTTTTTCTGGAATCGTACTATCAAAAAGACATTTGTTTAAATGATCTAGCATTTTAGCTGAAAACATAAAACTTCCTTTTAATTTTTCTTCTTCTGCGATATTCATAGACTTAACTGTAAACGTTCTCCGAGATTGGGGACACATAATTTCATACTCTGGTAATTTTTGCTGAAAACCTTGAAACATTTTTATTCTCCTATCTATAATTTAATTTAATTTCCAATTGACGATAACGTATTCGATTTTTTAATATCCTTTTTTACTACAAATATAATTATATTCAGGGGATAACTTTTACTATCCCCTGAATATTTATAAATCTCTAAATTTATTTTTATAATCTATAATTCTTTCTTTTTCCATTTTAATCTTTGCATCAAATGCTCGTTTACAAAGCAAAAAATCTTTTTTTGATATGCATATTTCTCTTTTTCTATCTGATAAATATTTAATATATTCATTTACAGATTGAATTCTTGCCGCTAATAAACATTTACTTTTAGCAATCCCTTCTTTTGAATTACAAGTCTTTTTATATTTTCTATAATTTTTTGTATATTCTAACAAAGAATTAAATTCTAAAATTATTGATTCCATTATTGGCATTTTTAGAATTCCTACTTTAACCTCATCTGAAATTAAAGTAGGAGGTTCACAAATTAAATCATTAATAAACATATTAATTTCTTTTTCTTGAAGGTTTTCTTCTTCTCCAATCAATATATTTAAAATCTCAGAATCAGAAGCCTCATCAAAAATATATTTAGAAAATTTAGATTTATTTTCAACTGTATCACTAAAGGATTCAAATAAACTAATCCTCGCAGAAGTTAAAAATAATTTTGTTTTAAATATATTATTTTTCATTCGGTTAACTCCTAATTATAATATTATCCAAAATTATTATTAAAATTGTTAGCAAGATTTTTATGATTTGCAACCACTGCATCGTTTTTATTATCACATAACTCATAAACCCAATCTTCTTTAAAAATTCTATTTACATTAAACTCAACTTCAATTTCTTGCTTATCAACAGTTTCAACATCTGAAGAAAATAAATCTGAAGGATCTTTTAGTGGAAAAATCCCATCATAGGCAGCGTAATATTGAACGGACTGACCACTTGGATCTGTAGTCCAATATAATAGTGTCCCAGAATAATTAGATTGTTTATATGTATCAGCGCGCAAATTGGAAACCCCAGTTCGATTATCTCGAATCATTCTAACCCACGCTGACATAATATCTAAAATTGGTGTAGATTGCATTTCCATAAACTTCAATGAAATAGTTCTACCATATTCAATAGATCCTGGAACTCCCCATTTCACTCCACCAATTCCAGTATATTCCACAGTATTTAATGTTCCGCCTGGAGGTGTAACTCCAGTACAAAATGCGGATAAAATTTGTGGAATTTCTGCGACCACAATCTGGCTTGTAGCTCCAAGATATGGTTCTATAAATTCTGAAACTCCTCCAAACCAAACATAAAAAGTTCCAGTTGTATATGGTTCCGCCGCAAGAGTTCCAATCGATGACCCATAATGTCTTACACCATATAAATTTTCGGCCGCGCTTGAAAATGCACTATTCATAATTATTCCTCCTTGAGAAAATTATTTTTATATTATTTTTATTGTTTGTTTTTACATTTATTTAACTCTTGTTGTAAAAAGAGTTTATGTAATTTTTTCTTTGTTTTTTTCTTTGGAATTGTATGTGGAGAATCAATCCCTACATTTATATCACCAGCAGATATTGATTCTTGTATTTTATTTAAATAATCTTGTATCAATTTCATTATAGAATTCTCATATAAATTTTTAAAGTTGAGTAAGAAATGACAAATGAAAGGAGATAAAAAGATTTATCATTTCTCACTCTGTCGGGTAATATTCCAAGGAGATAAATTAATATCTCCTTGGATCGTTTTATACCTGCACTTCCAGTATAAATATTAATTATTATTTAATGAAGAAATTCAGATCAATTCGTTCTGTCGTTCTGGTCGGTTCCAAAATAATATTTACATGAAATTTCTTCTGTTTCTTTTCATACTCAGTTGCGCTAACTTCAACATTAAAAGAATCCAATCCTCTTTTACTTTGGATTTCTTGTAAAAATTCTGTAATGTCTTTTGCAACTGCGCTCCAGGTTAAACTATCATTTTGTTTAAATAAGAAATATCGACAATATCTTGCCAATGCAACTTTCGCATATAACACCAATCTAACAATATTAATATCTTGCATTGCGCTTGCTTTTGATTGAGTCGTTAATTGACTAAATGGAGCAATTCCTTCTCTAAATTTAACAAGAGGATTAATCTGTTTCAAATAAAATTGATCACGTTCACCAGATCTTGGAGAAAATCTTAATTCTTTAATTGAATCAAGAATATAATCAAACCCTGCGGCCGCATTCCAAATTTCAGTGAGTCTATCGTTTCTTGGTAAAATTGAAGCCATATGATAAATTGGAGAAACCCAAATATCTCTTCCAGTAAATTCTCCATCATCAACTTTACTAAATGGTTCAAATATCGCAGTATGATAAGTATTAAAATCATTTACGTCTTGTCTTTTAGTCAAAGCTAAGGCTGCAGTTACATTATCACCATTATCAACGATTGCCATACAATCTCCACGATTTACAGCGAGGGCTGAAATTTTAGTTTTAACATCTGCTGGATAACCGGCATCAAATAACATTGAAAAATAAACAAATTCTGTATCAGTAATTTGATCAACATATCCACCTTCAAAAGAAGGAGAAACTAAAGTCCCAGAAAATGCTTTGGTTAAAAGAGTTTCAGCCACATCAGAATCAAAATCTCCAAATTCATCAACCAATGAACCATCAGAACCTTTTTTCAAAGATTTAGGAATAACTGAAGGAAATAATACAGGGACTTCACCATTACATTTTTTAATTACATAAGTAATATCTGTTGATTCAAAATTAAAATTTGCGAGGTCATCTTGATTTAATGTAGCATCAACATATCCTGGAGTTTCATCGTCTGTGTCAATCCAAACTTGAGTTGCAGTTGCGAG